TTTTCTAGTAACTAAACTTACAATTGAAATAGAAGCTGGTTTTTTAACATTTAAATAATCAATAACAACTTTCATAGTATTTCCAGTGTCATAAATGTCATCTACAATATAAACATGCTTACCTTTAATAGGAGTCTCAAGGTCTTTAGCAATAACTATATCGCCTTGTTTACGATTTATATACGATTTAACGCGCATAAAATCACATTCCACATCAATTGGCATAGCCCGTACTAAATCAGCATAAAACGCAAAACAACCATTAAGTAACCCAACCATTACTACAGGAGTTTTATCACCTTTATGTTCATCTGATATTTGTTTTGCAACTATTTTTGTTTGGATATCTATATCTTTAGCACTAATTAATTGATTCATATTTTTAATTTTGATTTAACTCTATCTGATATTGGGATAGCATCTCCCATTTCATCTATTCTAACAAATGTAATATTTGTTGCTAAAATAACATTTTGCTTTCCATTATAAACATTATGTGAACGTGCTTCCATATATAATGTTAAAGAAGTAGTTCCAATTTTTTTTACATCACCATATATTTTTAATAACTGACCTTCTTTAGCAGGTTTATTAAAAATGCATTTATCTATACTCTTAGTTACCATTCGTGGGGTATCACAAAACTCAGAAGCATAAGAAGCAGCTGCTGCATCTAACCAAGCTAGTAATTTTCCTCCAAATAAATTTCCATGGAATCCTAAATCTGATTTTTTAATTGGGTGTTGGGTTATATAATGCATTTTATCTTTTCCCTCCATTATACTCTACAGCATGTCCTTCAGTTATTAATTGTTTATTTACATTTACTTCATTAACAAATATAATTCCTAAACATCTACCGTATTTACCTACACCTTGAGATTCTAAAATAAATGATCCTTTTTCTAGTAATTCTTCTAATCTAATTTTAGCAGCAATTCCTCTTGCTTTTTCTTCTAAATCTCTAGTTCTTGACTCTGGGGCATTCATCCCTACCATTCTAATTCTTACTTTTTTCCAAGTATTAAATCCTAAATCTACAAGGGCATCAACAGTATCTCCATCAACAACTCTATCTAATTTTGCATTGTATTTATACATTTTCTAAGTATTTCTTTAATTTATCTATTAATAGTAAAACTTCATCTGGTTCCATTGTTATAGCACAACAAACACTAACATTTTCTGATATTTCTTCCAGTATTTCAAGTGCTTCTTCTTTAGACATTATACTTCTCTTTTGTCTTCAAAGGCAATAATGTGAGGTCTCCATGTCATTCTATAACCATTGTCCCTAACCCAATCAAATAATACTGGGTATGACTTAAATAATGCTTCTCTTGAATCTCCAGCAGGCATAAACCATACTTTATGTTGAGGTACTTCTAATGTTTTAATACATTCCATAATCTCAGCTAATGCTCCTTCATCCTTACCGTCCCATACTGGTTTGATATGATAATCAGAATGATATTCAATTGATTGTTTCATTGCATCATAATTAAGTCTAAGCCTATTATGAGTTTTAATCATTTTTTCATCCGTTTCTTTACCTTGGGGAGTTAAAACACCTACAACTGGTACAGAATTACTAAACTTAGGGCTAATAGATAATAAATTAATAGGATAGTCTGTGGGGAGGAAATGAGATCCCTCAGTTTCGATAGTAATAAAAATATCATTTTCATGTGCAAAATGTGTTAATTCATTTACCAAAGCAGGATGCATAGTAGGTGAGCCTCCAGTTAACATCATTTCTTTTATATGAGGATTTTTCTCATACATTTCAATAATGTCTTTGAAATTAAAATGTCCTTTTTCAGGATGAATACTAGTATACCAAGAGTCACACCAACCACCTTCTCCAAAATAACATCGATGAGTACAACCTGTTGTTCTAATAACTACTGTTGGGTAACCTGCTCTTGATCCTTCTGACTGAACTGCTGTATAAATTTCTACAACAGGTAGATTTTTATTATAATCTTCTATTCTTTTTAACATACAATTTTTTTAAGTGGTTTTTTATTCACTATAATATGCAGCATTTTTTCCATGCTCCATAAATTTAACTTTTGTTACTCTAACTCTATTATCTGTTTCTTCAAATACAAAATCATTGAGCTTATTATAAATATATTCTGCAAATTTTTCTGCACCTGTAGCTTCAATTACTCTTAATTGAATTACTCCTAGTTGATTCATAGTTTCCCAACCTTTCATACCTGGGTCATCTTCTGCAATGATAACAGTATGGTCAAACATATAATCCATCCATTCCTTAGGTGATTTACCCTCAATTTGGGTTTTAGCACGCTTCATACCACCAAAATCCCAAACCCAGTTTCTATCATCTAAATCACCTTCAAAATATACTTTGAAACTAATACCATATCCATGTAAAAATCTACAATGTGTATCTTCAGCTTTCCATTGACGAAACACTGTACTAAACCCGTCAAATACTTTACTTGATGAAAATTTACCCATTGTAAAACTCCATTATTTGAACCTCAGACATATTTCCTGTTGTTCTTTTAATTTCATTACCATCTAAATCTGTTAAGACCATAGTAGGTACACTTTTAATGTTATATTTTTGAGGCATTGAAGCATCATAATCAACATTAATTTTTTTCATCTTAATTTTTCCTTGTTTTTCCATTTGTTCCATCAAAGGAGACATTACTTTACAAGGTCCGCACCATGGTGCGCTGAAATACAAAATTCCTCTATTCATTTTTTATTTATTTAATTTATACTAATTCTTCGATTATACCTATTACTTCACTCAATATAAGAAAAGCAGTTGCCCAACCCAAGCTAAATGGGATAAAACAATAACCTAAAATTCTTACACCAGATTTAATAAAACTGATTTTTTGGTGCATGTAAGCATCAGGTAATTCTTTTATATTAGCACCTGCTAATTGGTTAACTATTTTATCTACTTCTTTATTTAATTCTTTATTTTCCATTTTATTTAATTTTTAATTGTTCTTTTTCGTATTCTGAAAGAACTTGTTCAACATATATTCTTGCCGTTTCATAATCAACAGGACCTGTTTCATCGGCATATTGTACTGGATCAGGTCTTCCTAATTTAATGAACGCTTCAATACGTTCTACAGATGATGCTGATTTGTAATCAGACCACCCTTCAGGTGTTGGTTTATATGAAGTGTTTGTTCTAGCATAAACTTCATCAAAATCAATACCTAATTTTTCACATAATACTTCTCCATCTTGAAGAATAGTAAATTTATCACCTTTAAGATAAGGAGTATAATAACCTACTCTTTCAGCATCCCAATTACCTTCTCTAAAAGCATGATCATCAGCATCTCTAAATTCTTGTCTACAATCAGGGTAAATATCATGATCCCCGGCATGAATTCCTAAAGCAATTGATGTTCCTTCTTCTGTTCTATTTGCTACTGATAAAGCAACTGCCTGAGTTATAGAAGCAAATATTTTATTTCTATTAGGTACTACAGTAGCTTTCATATTTTCAGCTGCGTAATGCCCTTCTGGTACTTCTTCACCACCTTCAACTAATGCTGAATCTAGTAAATCAACTAATCCATCTAATTTAATAACCTGATATTTAATTCTACAACCACCATAACAATTATTGTCAGTACATTGTCTATTTAAATAATCAACTAATGCTCTTGCTCTTTTTAGTTCAACCTTATGTTTTTGACCATAGTCAAAGGATAAAGCTGTTACTGTTTCAAATTTATCAAGACATTTAAGCAATAATGTACTTGAATCCATACCACCTGAAAGTGATACTACTGCGTGTTTCGGACGTCGTGAGTCCTTAAAATTTAATTCCAATTGTGTCATTTTTATTTATTTATATTTGCCAGGTATTTTAAGCGTATAGGCAAACGCTATTGCATGTCACGTAATTTAAGTTGTTTTTCTTCAACAACCACTTTAAAATGAGTACCTTGTATTTTTGTACTTCCACCTTGTTTAAGAAGTTTTCGAAATAATCCTTCTTCTCTATCAGTCCAAAATTCACTAAGTGCTAGAATTTCATCTTTACTTGCTGATTTATCATTATTATTGATAAAAATGGTCTGATTAGACCTTATTGATTGTTTTTTTAACATATCTTTATTCTTCTATAAATTCTGGTTCACTGTAATCATCAATTGGTTTATCTCTTACTAGATCCCAATCTGCATTATCTATAATCTCTTGTTGGATATCTTCATCACCCGTTTTCCACTGTGTTAATTCTTCTTCGGTTAACACATATTCTTCCCATCTGTAATTTGCGTAATTTACATTTCTTGTTAGTTTTGCCATTTTATAAATTATTTATCATTTTAAACACATCTAAATTGTAAGTTAAAAGATCATAATCAACTTGATCATTTAACATATAAAAATAATCATTCATATTTGCTTTTGGTTTTTGATATAAACCATAATTTCTATATTGAACATCTTCTAATGTCGCCATAACTGGGTTTGATGTATCAATTGATTCTATGCAATTAATACCTTCATACCACCCAAACTCTTGGGGTACAGCACATCCTAATAAATGAATTCTATCATCTTGTTTAATATCTCCCATTTTCATTAAAGCTGAAATTACATAAAGTCTTCCTAAAGCTTTACCTAAATCCTTATTTGGGTGAGGACAAACATCATTATAATAAGAAGCCCCATATGAAAAACAAATTTTACCGTAACCTAAATTTTTATAAGCTTTAACACATTGTGAAGCTTCATGAATTGTTTTTGCTTGAACTACAGCAACTTTCTCAACTCCTTCAGGAAAATCATAAATATTCCATATTTCAGCATTTTGAATAGATTCTACACAATTTTCCCAAACATCTGGTACTATAAATTCATTAGGTTCTAATTCATTAACCCAATATACAAGACGTTCATGGTTATAGGCTTCGCCTAATTCATGAAGAGAATTATCCATTATAATATAACGACCTTGTCTTTTAGATTCTAAAAAATATTCTAAATAACCTGGTTCTTCATCCAATAAATGGGGAAGACAATAGTCATAATCATTAAATCGTCTACTATCGTTTAATAGACATAGGGGTGTTTCGTGACTTATTTTTATTGCCATAACTGTTTAATTTGTATTTAATATACGAAAATGGAGCGGATAATCCAAGCCCACCTAAGATAATTGTAAAAATGTTTGGGTGCCAATGTTCACCACATAATCCTAAAGCATGTTTAAAAAATTCTATCATTTTAAAAATTTAAGGCTTCCGATATTACTGGAAGGTTTGTTTTTAGTTGTTTTTTAATTTCTTTTGCTATTAGTTGTATTTCTTTTTGGGCGTGCTCATCATCTCTTAATTCAAGAAAATGAACCCAAGAACGAATCGATCCAGTCATTTGAATTTTAGTAGTAGTAGTTAATGGTAAAATCATTCTAGCTTGCTCCCTAGCAACTCCCGCTTCTAAAAGTTGATTATAAAGAATATGGGAGTTATTTAAAAGTCCGTTGATAGCGTTTAAAGCTGTAGTTTGAATGGTTTTTAGGTCTACTCCCTTTATAATAGGATTAACTACTTTGGTTGAGCTTTGTCTGTTGTCTTCGCATTGTTCTCGAAGCTCGATGGGTTCAAAAATGGATCCAACTTTATTAACATCTTGATATCGTTGGCTAAACTCTTGAAAAGAAAACGAACGGTGGCGGATGAGCTGGATTCCGATTGCTTTGGAAGTTTCAATTTCGAACGTCGCGTGACTATGTTCAAACGGCGACCAGTGCTTGTGGCGTACAAGGTATTTGAGAAGGCCTGCTGCATTAGTCTTCTTATCCTTACGTGAACTAGATACACGTGCAATCTCCACAATATGCTCTTCAGCATTAGGAGTAATGTTTAATAGTTTTACTTGCATTTAATTTATTTAAAGTGTCTATGTTATAATTTTTAATCTTTGCTATGTGAAAATACAACTCTTCAGTAGTACCTCCAAATTGTTCCATAATATCTTGAACTTCTTGTTTACTAATTTTAAATACTTTACCCAATTTTTGTTTTAAATCATCCATTCTTTCATACTCGGTTTTCATACCATCTTCAAACAATTTATTATAGCGTTTCCTAGCACGCAACTCAATTTCAAGATAAAGTCTATCTTGCTCTGGTTCTCGACCTTGGTAATTATCAATAAATTCTTTTTGTTCATCCTTCATCCACTTTAACTCCCATTCTGCTTGTTGGAAGTATTCTGGGTATTCAAAATCCCCGTTTCTAATTTTATCTAAAAGGGAAAATTTATAAGGTAAAGATTTATGAGTTCTAAAACGCCTCCACCAATAAAAAGGTAAAGCTCTTCTTCCACTTGGTTTTTTAGGGGTTTTCATGTTATATTGGTGATATGTCTTTAGTTGGCCAATATTCATCTCCATAATAAGTGCAAATTTCTTCCCCAACTTCAATATTTTTTAAAGCAATAAAATCAAAATGGTAAGGTATATCTTTAGTATTATCCCACATTGCATTACTATTATCATTACTATGGTTGTATATACAACCAAAACCTAAAGGTAATACATGTTCTGCTCCATTATCCATACTAGTACCTCTAGGATAATTAAATACATAATCCATTAAAGTACCATTAACATGGTCTTTTGGACTACCAGTTTTTATACAATAGCATCTTTCAATAAGTTCTCCCTTTTTAATAGGTGTGTCTGTGAAGACTCCATAGCCTTTTTTATCAGTCCACTTTACATATAAATTATTTGGAACTTTCATATCAGAATGGTAAATCATCTTCTTCCCCTTCTTCAGTAAGGAAAATTCCTGGGTTTTCTAATAATTCTTCTTGGAGTTGGGTTATTAGTTCTTGTTCTAATTCCCATTGATCTGCTAATACTTCAATGTCTATAAACATAATTTTATTTTTTAATTAAATACTTTCGTTAGCCCATTCATTATCTAATGCTGCTGAACATTCTACTTTTATTTCTTTTAGTGTAATGTCTTTATAATTAATTTTCCCTACTGATTTTTTACCTAACATATCAAATGTATATAATGTAACACAGGTAGGACCCCATTTAGTAACATTCATTCCATTCCAATCACAATTAATTGAATCACCTTTTTCACTTACAGTAAATACTTTTGGATTCATCCCCCACTTACCATCATCACCTTTACAATAAGTAGTAATACCTGTGACTGTAAAATCAACTTTACCTTTCTTTAATGTTTCTTTAATTTCTTTTGACATAACTTTTATTTAATTTATACTTGGCTTAACGCCCTTATTTATACGTAAATATACGAACCCTCTTCCGCTTCTCCAAATTTTTTCGCATAGAAAGAAAAAAGGCGCCAATTAAGGCGCCTTTCTCTACTATATAGATTAAGCTTATTTCTTATTAATAAAGAATTGAGCTAAAATAACTAGTGCTACTAAACCAACAAATCCTCCCTCACCAAAGCTTGAGATTAAACTTGTTAAATTACCAACTACATCCATTCCGAATATAGTTTGACCAGTTAAAACATTCCATAGGATCGCTACTGGAAGAACTGCCATCATAATTGATAACAAACCCCCAAAAAATCCAGTTACATACTTAATTACATTTTCCATTTTAATTTAATTTAAGTTAAACAATAATTAAAACTTCAAACCAAACCCTAACTGTAAGTTAGTAGTTTTAGCTTGTGTATCGTACACAACTTTCGGATCTAGGAACATTCCACCTTTATGAAAGGCAAACATTCTACCAACTCCTAATTTCATACCATCTGTGTCTAGTCCGTCTGTAGCTACATATGCGAAATATCCTTTATAGAAATATCTTGCATGTAGATCTAAACTTACATCCTTAGAAGAATCTGCTTGAGAAACATTTGCCCCTATCATAAGGTCATCTGTTATAGCATATCCCACTGTTGGGCTTAAAGACCATTCAGTCCATGATACATCTGCAATGTTACCAGTACCAACGTACCAATCACCTTTTGCGTTTTGCACTTCTTGTGCGTTAGCTCCAACTGCAATAAACAGTCCTAAAGCTAGTGTTAAAATCATCTTTTTCATTTTTTTGATTTTGGTTAATAAATAATTAATATTTGAAAACGTAGTGGCCAGCTACTTTGGATAACTTATCGTGACCTATATACATTATTCAAATGTCGAACCGGAACGATAATAAAATTGACCAATATATCCAACCTAAAGTAACAGAATTGGATATTCTTTAATAACGAATGACTAAGTCGTCATCATCATTATTTTTTCCTTTGAGTTTATTCAACTTTTTGTTTAAAGCTGCTAAACCTCTAGGACCTCTTTTTCGATTTTTTGAGGTATTTTGAATTTGTTTTTCTAATTGTTCTATTTCTGATGAGTACCCTTGTGGGAATGCCGATTCTTCTGTATGGCTTGTGGGTTCCTTATCAATTTCGTAATCATAAATATCAGTAAATTTATCATCATCAATGTTTTCTTCATTATCTTTTGGTTTAACTATAACTTTTTCACCATAAAGGTTTTTTTTTGTAATAGGGCGTATTCTTTCAAATGCGTAGTTAGCAGCTATTACTAAAGCAATTGCTAAAGGATCAAATACAAATATAATAGTTAATAGTAAATAATTAATAATTTGATCCATAGGTAAACCTGTTAATCCTGATAGATATTTTAAAGGGCCTAATTCACTAGCGACAGAACTACTTGTTTTTATTTCGACTATTTCTGTTTCATAATTAAATAATTTCTCATTTAAAATATCTACCTTATCATTAATCTTAGTTTGTCTATCAATAGCTTGATCTAATTGTTTTTCTAAAGCATTACGAGTTGCTCTTGAAGTTGTAGTAATCAATACACCTTCGGCGTTTGTATATTGTATAACGTTGTTTGCTAGTCCAGTACGTAAATCGGCAACGGCTTTATTGATATTTTCTTTTTCGTCGTTATATACGTCAAGTTGCCCCTTAGTATTATCTCTTCTGGTTTCAACTAATGCAATTTGGGAATCTATATTTCCGGCTTTTGCTGCTGTTTCTTGATATGCTGATGAAAGAAATCCATAAATTCCCATTGATGTAATAAGAATTAATATTATACAAGCTACTGATAGATAATATTTTAAAAATTTAGGTAATCCTTTTCTATATTGATATAAAAGAGATGCAATTACTAGTTTTGCTATTTCTAAAGATGTTGCCATTACGATAACAGCAAAGGTTGCTCCTGCAAATAGTTTACTAAGGCCACTTATTGAATAAAAAGCAGCAGATGCACTTACTGATAAAGCAGAAAGTGCTATAATGAAAGGGAATATTCTTTCTTTGATTTTTTCAAACATAATAAAAAGTTTTAGCTTCTAAAACCCTTATGCTTATCTATTCGGTCTAAAATTTTATTTAATTCTTTAACTTTAATTAAACCTGCCATAGATGCATTTTTAAGAGCGCTTATTAGCTGTAATACCATGAACGGTACAATAATTACTTCAGATAGCCAACCTGCTCCTGTAAATCCTTTTTCTACCATTAAAATAACTGTTAAAATAGCTAACCACACAAATGTATTTTTTGTTATTTTTAGAGCTTTATATGTTTTAAATCCTTCTCTTTTTATTCCAGCCCAAATACCGAATATGCCATCTAACCATAATACTGCTACTACAGCTAAATACTGTTCCATATTTTCCATTGATAAGTTTAGAAAGTACGTACAAAGATATGTACAAAATGATGTTATTCCCACTATTGATAATTTAGTTTGCATTGTTTATAAATTTATTAACATTTCTAAAAGTTCTGGTTGTGGAAACATATCAAATTTATCTTTACGTGTGTTGGTGTGTGTCCATAATCCTTTTACTTTACCATAATAAGCATCTGGATTAAACTCAAAGGCTTTAGCCCCTTTTTCTTTAATTAAAGCAGGAAGACCTGCTCTTACATCTATATTATCTCTATCTGCAATGTGTAAAATTAATTTACGTAAAGATTCTATTTGTTTATCTGAATATTTGTGCCATGTTTTATATCCTCTGAATGGTTTATCTAATGTAACGATTTGTGATTCATTTGCTGTAGTTCCTGCATATGTTTTACCATTTTTTAAGTATCCAAAGTTGTTTACTTCGATACCAACAGAATAAACATGCATGTGTTGTGAGCCATTTTTACCTAAATGCCACCCAAAGCATCCTTCAGGAAAAGCTTGAACAACTTCTCCATCATATTCATCATCATTTCCTTTTATTGATTGTCCTCCTAATACAAATTCTGTTGCTACTGCCCCCCTATTATCTCTCCCCCAATGATCAATTGTTCTGTAAGGATTATTCCACCCTGCAGTATGGTGAAGGAATAAAAATTCAGGTTCAATATTACCTTCTTTATATTCACCTTTAGGTAAGTAATGTTTATGGATTAATAAATCATTAAATGTAGTGTATACTGATTCTGAATTGTCTGTACTTATTAACCCCATATAATCTAAAGTAACAGGGCCTACTATCCCATCAGAAATTAAATTATTTTGTGATTGATATTTTTTAACTGCTTTTTCAGTTCCTTTACCAAATTTACCATCAGCTAAAATATTTAAAAATTCTTGTAATTTTTTAACTTCTAAACCTTTTGATCCTAATTTTAATACCATTTTATAGTAATTGTTTATTATAAATATTAGTAAGCTGATTCTTGTTTAACTACTTCTATAGCTCTTAACATTTTAGGATAGTCTACAGGACATAATAAATCTAATCCTGCTTTTGCTGTGAATTTTATATATGCATCTCCTTTAAGATAAAGTAAAATAGTTGGGGCCATTCGAATTCTTAATTCTTTTTTAAGTTTAGGGGAGGTTGCTATATCAATACGATAATAACTAACCCCTTCTAAATCATCTAATTTTTTCCAATCACTAAATGCATTACTTTTATTAAAATCTGCATAAAACTCAATAACAATAACTTCATGATAATCATCTTCAAATCCTCCATTAGGAGAAATTACACCTTCAAAAGTATTATCATTAATCCAATATTTTTCAGGGATTCTATCTTGAGCAAAAATAAATATAGGAAATAAAAATAATAATACTAATAGATTTCTCATATTATCTTTGTTTTTGTAATTCATAAAGACGTTGATCAATTTTTTCTAATTCTTCTAATATTGATTCAACATCATCTTGAGTATCCATAATAGTTTGGCGAATTAATTCATCTTTTAAATCATACTCTATACGATCTATTGGGGGTACTGGGAGTTCTTTAGCTTTTTGTATATCAGCTTGTAGAGCAAACCACATACCTACTACAGTAGCTACTCCTACTAGTACCATTCCGATAGTTTTTAAATCTAACGTTACTTTTGTTTCTTCTCCTATTTGTTTTGCCATTTTTTACTTAAATGTATAATTTATTCCAAAACTAGTTTGATATAATCTACTATCCCACATTTTTGAAAATTCACCTTCTGCAAAAATTCCTAAGTTTTTTCCAAATTTATAACCAAAACTAATTCCTGCTGAATAATCATTCCATTGTTCTAGTTCTGAGTCTTGTATTAATCCACCTTTACCCCAATTGTTTCTATTAAGATAACTAAATTCTTCTTCTCCAGCAATATATTTGTGATATGGAAGAATATAATTTGCATAGGCATGTAACCAAAAATCTCTTTTATAATGATAAAAATCTATACCTACTATTGGAGCTACTTCCATCCAAGGATCTAATAAATCCCAAGCTTCACCATTAAAACGATTCATTAATCCAGGCATTATTGTTTCTCTAAAATCTAAATCTGAATGAGCTACTTCAGCACCATTTGAATCAATCCAACACCAATCTTGGGTTGTTATTTCTTCTCCAGTATTAGGATCAGTACTTGTTTGTGTATAAAAAACATCTTGATAACCATATTGATAGCCTAACTCATACCAATAATTAACTGGGTATTCTTGACCACCTATTATTTGTGTTTCATTTAACCATATTTCTACTGGATTATAACCATATGCTCTTTCATGTCCTCTTAAAATAGCACCTGCTGATATACTAAATTTTTCACCAATTGGTAATCTACCTCTTACTTCAGCAGAGTTAAAATTTAAATTTATTTTACCTACTTCTCTAGATTGAACTTTTACAATATGATATTTTCCTGTGTGTTTTATAAAAAAGTTATAATTTGTAAAATTTTCACCTCTCCATCTTTCTTTTTCAAAATGAAATTGATATTCTAAACCTGTAACTGCAGATGTGGGGGCACCAAACACTAATTGTTCTTCAGTACCATCATAGTAATTTTTAGGTTTTCTTTCATAATTAAATCTAGCTAATTTTCTTATACCAAATCCTAATCTATAATCAAATGGATAAATAGGAGTATTATCTACTACATCAGGAATAGAATAAAGACTGCCATCTGGGTTAGTTCTTAAAAAATATGTTGGTTCTGATGCCTCAATGGAATTTCTTACTTCTCCAGCTCCATATATAGTACCATATTTTAGGAAGTCTTGATAAAATGAATCTAATAAACCCTGAGCTTGGGATTGGGTTCCTATTAATAATAAAGCAATAAATATTAGTTTTTTCATTTTTTAATTTTAAGTTATTCTGTTTTATTGGGGTTCTTTTTCCCCACAAAGATTTTTTCTAATCCCGCAATCCCAAAACAACCTAAAGTTATTATTAAAAACGATTCATATATAAACTCATTTATTACTAAGTCTTTACTAAAGTAACCAGTAACTAAATCAGCTACCGCAAATATTACCATTACTGCAAATGACATAAACCCTATAACGCTTTTTTCGTTTATATCGTTGTTATCTTTAAATATATCTCTAAATGCCATTAATTTATCTTTAATATAGTTCATTATATAACATGATTTAGATGAAAACTTATTCAATTATAAATACATAAAAAGGAGGTGCTGATGCACCCCCTTTTCAAAGTTTTAATAAATTATTTTTATACTATTTATTAAGTACTCTTAATACCCATGCTTTAGCTAAATCCCAATTTCGTGTAGCAAATACACCAAATGCAAACCCAGCATAAATTTTAAAACCAAAAGACCAAAGTAATAGACCTGCAACTAGACCTAATATACCTTCAATTCCATTACCTTCCAACCAAGATTTTACTGCGTTGATTGTTTTTTTAATAGCTGAGATTTTTTCAACTACTACTTCTTTTTTAATTGCTTTTTTACGTGCCATTTTTGTTAATTTTTATGATTTACCCTTATAAATATATTACCCATCACAAGATACACAATCTGCCATTCTACTTCCTAAATCTCCTTTAATAACTGAATCAGTTCTTAGGTAATAAAATGTTTTAATTCCTAATTTCCACCCTTCTAAATGCACTTGATTAATCCATTTTGGTGAATCATTTACATCAAAAGATAAATTTAAAGATTGAGTTTGATCTATATATCTTTGTCTTAGAGCTGCTTGTCTTACTAATTCTAATTGGTTTACTTCCGGAAATGTTAAAAATAATTCTTTTTCATCTGGTGTTAGAATAGTATCGGGTAAATTCATTACAGAACCCCCATCAACTAACATTTGATCCCACCATTCATCTTTATCTTCACCTTTTTCCTTTAATAATGCTTGTAGTACTTTATTTTTTCTAATAAATGTACCTTTTGCTCCATTAAAAGTATAAATGTTTGCTGGTAATGGTTCAATACCTGCACTGATACCTCCTACAATAACTGAATTTGATACTGTTGGGGCAATTGCTAATAAGTGGGTATTTCTCATACCTGTACCTTTACACCATAGAGGTTCACCATATTCTTTAGCTAAATCCATAGATGCTTTTTCTGCTTTCCCTCTAATATCACTAAAAATAGTGTGAGTCCAAGCAGTTGAAGCAATTGAATTAAATGGTAAGCTTTTTTGTTGTAAAAATGAATGCCAACCCATTACACCTAAACCTAATGCTCTACCTTTTTTGGCATGTTGGTGGGTTCTCCTTAACGAATCTTTACCATTAGATTTATCAATAAATTCTTGCATTACCCCATCTAAAAACCAAGTAGCTAATTCTACAGTATCTGTATCTTTCCACTCTTCATATTTAGCTAAGTTTAAAGATGATAAACAACAAATAAATGAATGCTCTTCATCTGTAAATAAAGTAATTTCAGAGCAAATATTAGTCATACTTACATCTAAATTATTTAGTCTATAGGCAATTGGGTTATCTTTATTAACATTATCCTTATACATAATATAAGGTTCACCAGTTTCCATTCTTGATTTTAAAACTGTAGCCCACCTATTCATTGATTCTGGGTCTCTAGCTTCTAATTTTCTCATAAATGAATCACCTACAACAACACATTGGTGGAGATTTAAACACTGTCTGTTAGGGTCTCCTTTAGGTCTACGAATTTGTAAAAACTCATCTATGTCTCCATGCTCAATATCTAAATTAACGGATGCTGCTCCTCTTCTAACATTTCCTTGGTTAGTAGCTATAATAGATGAATCATAAATTTTAGCCCAAGGCACTACACCCTCACTTTTACCATTTCCTGTAATTTCTTCCCCACGTTGTCTAATGCGAGATAATGAGATTCCAACACCACCACCGGATGCTGTTAATTTCATTAGCTCTGCGTTTGTTAGGCCTATACCACGTATAGAATCAGGTGTATCAACACCAAAACATGAAATTGGTAAACCTCGATCAGTCCCCATATTTGATAATACTGGTGATGCTAATCCTAACCAACCATTCCACATTATTTTAAAAAATTTATTAGATAATTCTGGTTTTTTAAGTCTTATAGCAGCTGCATTGGCTACTCTTTTATAAGCTACTCTTACGGTTTCCCCTGGGAGTAAGTATCCTTTGGAAATTGTAGCTAAAGATATTTCATCCATCCATTCTGGGTATTGCTTTCCAGCTTCCCAATTACTATAATCTACTTGTAGTGCGTTATTTTCCATATCTTAAAATATTGAATTAGCATCCCAATCTTGAACTCCTTTGGAATAGTTAGTAACTCGATTCGCAAAGAAATCTGTGTGTTGTTTACCACCTGATAGACTATCAAACCATTTCATTCTTTGTACTGCGTCTTTATCTATACCATTAACAATTGCGCCATATCCTAAATCACCCATTTTAGTGTTTACTCTATGTTTAATGAATGATACTAAATCATATTTTGGACATCCTTTTAAATCCCCCATTTCATAAACTTTATCAATAAAATCTAATTCTAATTTTAAAGATAATTTAGCTGCTTCTTCAATATCAGTTTTCAACTCTGGGGTGTTAAATTCAGGGTGTTCTTGCATTAAGGTTCTAAATAGCCAACACCCAGCATTTGAGTGTAATGATTCATCTCTAATACTCCACTCAACTATTTGACCTACACCCTTAAGTTTATTATCTAATTTAAAAGATAATAAAACAGCAAATGAAGAAAATAAATTAACACCTTCCGTAAATGCTGAGAATATAGCTAATGATTTAGCTCTTTCATGCCAATTAGGAGTACCATCATGTGAATCTCTTACTTTTGTTAAGGCATCAATTTTAGCCATTGTTGCTTCATCCTCTAAAAATTCGCTAAAATCATCTAACCCTAATTCTTCATTTAACAAAGAATAAGCTTCAGCATGAATAGTTTCAAAAGCCCCAAATGTAACAGCCATTTTAATTATCTCAGGTTTTCTAAACCATTTTGTAACTAAAGTTGACCAATAATCATTTACAACTGTTTCAGTTTGAGCGAATCCTTTTAATATAGTTCCAATTATATTTTTTTCATTCTCTGTTAAATTTTGTTTCCAATCATTAACATCACTCATCATTGGAACTTCTGTATGTAACCAATGAGCTTGTTGTTGTTGTAACCAAAAATCTGATGCCTCCTGATATTCAAAAGGTTTATATACTATACGTTCTTTTAGTAGGGAAGTTTTTGCCATTTATTTTTATTTATTTAATTCAAAAAATTTATTTTTTAATACTTGCTTATCAAAGGTATCAAAATCACCATAACCTTTATTTTGTGGGGTAGGTTCATCTGATTCATAGTCATCTGGATTGTAATCATGAACTTCGAAATGTCCTGTAGATGTATCAGCTTTTACACCAAATGTTAAACCATCCATACCATACCTATTCTTCATAATGTGAAATCTTCCTGTTCCATTTACCTTATCTTGTTTTTTTCTTGATAAAGACATACAAAAATCAGTAATCATAATTTTATCATATGATCCTGCTGCTTTATCTCCTTCAATAACATCATCTTTTGCACCTGCACGATTTACTTGAGAAACTGACCAAATTGGTACATCTAATTCTCTAGCAAGTCCTTTAGTGCTTGTATAAATATCATCAATTTCCCCTTTACGATCAGCTGTTCTTTTCTTTGTTGAGAGAAGATCTACATAATCAATTATAATTAAATCTGCTTTAGTTCCCAAATCTTCTACTTTACGAATGTGAGATTCAATTGTTGAAATTGTTGCTCTTCCTGTAGGGAATTCTTTGATAATAAGTTCTCCAGGAAGTTGAGGTAAAATTTCTTCAATTTTATCTCGATTTTTAAGTACTTGGTCTACTGGGATTTTGCTGAAGAAAGCATCATATCTTCTACCAACATACTGCTCGCCTAATTCAAGAGTATAATGTAAAACATTAAATCCCATCCTTACAGCATACCCACCTAAGGCAACTAATGACCAAGATTTACCACCTCCTGGATTGCCAAATATAAGACCAAAATCTCCATTTCCCAATCCACCTTGCAATATGTCGTTGACATTTTCCCAAGGAGTTGGTAATGTAGTTCTTGAATCTTCTCTAAAACGTGATTCGATATCTTTATTATATTCATGACCTACATTTTTATCGTTTCCTGCTTTTAATGCAGATTCTACTAGATATTTAATCCCATCAAAATCCCCAGCCTTAAGTAAATCTACACTATTAAGTAAGGCTTTTTTTAATTGTTGATTTTTACAAAATGTTGAAAATTCTTCTTGAACATACTCTAAATCTTCATCAGATGATTCATATGCTGATTTGAGTTGTTCTCTTACTGATAGTTTTAATACTTCATTTTCAATTTTTTGAAGTTCTACCTTAAGGGTATCCATTGAAGGCGTAGTATGGTATTTATCATAATACCTAAGAATTTCATTAATAACCCACTGATGTGCTTGGTTATCAAAATATTCATCACTCAAAATATCATGAATATTGGTTAAGAATTCTTTATGGGTTAAAAGTGAAGATAGTACCTTTATTTGGAAATGGTTTCCATATTGATTTAAACTGGTTAATGTCATAACTTTTATTTTAATTTATTTAATTTGCAATGATTCAAATATTTCCTTTACCCAAAAATTAACATTTCTTATCATTCCACCTAATTTATCTTCATTGTAGAATGCTACGAATTGATCAGGAAGATAATGATAATCATTAGTTTTCACAACCTGAGTGAGGTATTTTTTATCATTTTCATCTAACATTGGGTTAGATAAATCCATTATTTTGTAATTCTTTTCTAATTCATCAATATGTTGAATTACCCTAGCATATATAACATTTTCCTTAAATTTTGATTCACAAATATTATAGATATCATCTAATGATAAATCTCTTTCACTTAATTCAGGAAATAGTTTTCTTAGTTTCTTTTCACCTAACCCTTTAACTCCTTTTACTTTATCTGAATTGTCTCCCATTAGGGTTTTATATAAAATAAAATTATGAGGGGACATATTAAATTTTTCAACTACTGTTTCTTCAGTATAAAATTCCTTTTCCATAGGGCGATATACAATAACATTTTTATTAATTAGTTGTAAAAAATCTTTATCTGAGGATACTATAAACACTTTATCTTCTGGTTTTTCAGGGATAATATCTGACAAATATGCTATAACATCATCAGCTTCAACTTTAGGTAATGTTATAGTTTTAACAGGTAAAGTTTTTAGGTATTGAATTACCCTGACCATTTGATCCACTTTAGCATCATGTTCATCTTCTATATCATCAAAAGCTTCCCAATTAGTAATACGTTGTAAATCCCTACCTGATTTATATTCAGGGAGGAGATTTTTCCTAGCATTAGCTGACCCAGCACCATCAAATATTACATAAACTTGAGTAGGATCAACTCTACGAATTTCAGCTCCTAAAGATCTAAAAAATCCGCCTAACCCCCCAATATGAACCCCATCGGGGTTTACCATATTCATCATTGCAAAGTTTCTAAAAAATAGATTTAATCCATCTATCATTAGAATTCTTTCCCCTTCTACAGTTTCTTCCCCATGCTCCTCAATATTGTTGAGGAGATTTAATAATTCCTTTTGTTTCATTGTGATTTTTTTATATACCCGGAATATACGAAAGATATCCCGGGTATCAAAGTTTATTGTGGCTCGTCTGTGTGAGATGTTATATCATGATATTCTTGATCTTCTTCTGCGATCTTGAAATCACTTCCACCTAATATAGCAGCCCATTCTTCTGCATGGTCTTCTTTATATTTCTTCAAATCTTTATCATTATCCAAAATAAACCCATGAGGTGTCATTACAAGTTTTCCTCTTGTTGTCATACCATTAATGTGGTTTTTATCAACCTGAACATTTACACGTTTAGCAAATTCTACTTGTTTTCCTCCTTTAATAGCTTTTATTTTAGAAGTTCCAACATTCATAATATTACCAAAGGTTACAACAAATGTTGAATCAAACCACATAGCAAATCCACCTTTATTCATAAGTTTTGGTTTACCCATTGGTGATTCTGCTTTTGCTGTCCATACTTTATTAATACAAACTAAAGTATTAGTATATGGAGATGATTCTTTACGAGATAATGTAATGCGTTGGTTTACACTATTTCCAAACTGTGTTGACATTGCTCCAGCATTCCACTCATTATTATTTTTATTAGATTTAATAGACATTTCACATGGTACTGAACCAATTGAATCCCAAAGAAATAGTAAATCATAAGGTAAGTTACCATTTTTCTGCTCATCAATTAAATCAAGAATAAATCCAGAAACATCTTCAATTGAATGGATAGTTTCTCTGTCTACATAAATAAAATTACCATTATAATCAGTTATTTCACCTGTTTCTTCATCAACAACTTCATTAACTTTTAAACCCATCTGTATAGCATGCTCCCAATTCCATTTCATCTCTGTAATGATAAAAACCGGAAGTACTTTACGTTTTTGAGCTTCAACTGCTGTTTCTAATAGAGCTGTAGTTTTTCCAGTGTCAGAATGACCTCTAAGTAAAACTATATGACCCATAGGAATACCAGGTACTGACGTTATTTCCTGGTATGCTGGTGATAGAGGAATCCATTCTTGATCCTTAAATTTAGCTTTGGATGTTAAACCTTTTTTAGATTTAAACCCATCTAAGTTAAAATTTGCCTGTATTTCTGAGGAGACTGCCTCCGATAGTGATTTTTTCTTTCTAGCCATAAATTATTTATTAAAACGGTAAATCGTCTGATTTATTTTTATCATCTGAAAACAAATCATCAAATTGTGCGGCTTTTGACTTTTTAACATTGGTAGATGTTGTATCTAATGAGTAATTAGACTTTTTTTCATCACTGTCAAACGCTACTGCAGGTTCTGAAGTTATTTCTCCTTCTTCTTCACTACCCTCTGGGGCTAACCATTCTTGAAGGGCTACTTTCATTTCATCATATGAAAGTGGTTTAAATACCTTCATTGGATCTGCTTGATCATTCATCAAACTTTCAACTAATGTAGCATCATCATGAAGTGGAGATGTTTTTAAAGATGGTCCAATTGATGTTTTATTATAAGGAGTACCTGTTGTTTCTGGTCCTACTGTAGATAGTTTAATATCTCTACCACCAGCAATATCAGTAAAATCACCAATTTCATCATCAGCAGCCATATTCAAAAATTCTTGATAAACTTCTTTACCAAACTGCCACAGCTTAACACCTTCATCTTCTTGCCCACGAATAACTACAGGAGCAAAAATACGTGTTTTTGGGTCTAATTTTTTAGCTAGTCTCCAATTTTCTCTATCACTAGTTCCACGAAGTTGTTTAGCAAATTCCATAATTGGATCTTTCTCACCCCAATTTGAAGGAGATGCCATTACTCGTTTACTACCAATTCCATAGTAGAATTTCATTTCCGTAAATGGAAAATCTTTGTTGTATTTGTTAGGTGCAACTCTAATTAGTTGTTTACCTACTGTTGGCTTCCAGAATAGTTGTTTTTGTTGACCTCCGGAACTGTTTGTCTGATTTTGAAAATCATTCAGACGCTTTTTAATTGCATTTAAATCCATGTTTTATAACTTTTAATTTTAATTTAATAACTGTGTTAATATAAGAACTTCTTTTGGGTAAACCAACCTAAAGTTCAATAATCTTGAAAATCTTTGTTTTCAGTTGCTTTAATTCATCATGTTGGGTAAGAAGAACTGTGTTTCTGTAATGTTGCCAATCAATTGGGAATTTAGTATCAACTACTCCCCCATTTAATTTTTTAATTAATTCATTTAGGGCATTGATAGTATATAAAGTATTAGTATCTTTTTTCCTATGCACCATTATAGTATTAGGTGGTAATGAATTTCTATCTAAATGAGATATGTTTCCCTGATCTATGTTATATGTGCAAACATATTCATCATTACTTTTTATATGTAAAACAAATATCTTATTATACATTATAGAATAACTAGATGTTATGTGGTCTAAAAGGCCATCTAATTCCTCTAAAGTTGTAAAGGTGCAAAATAATTTATTATTCAAATCGCTAATGTTTAAGTTATCCAACTCCTGAAAGTCGTCTACCTTATACATATGCGAAGGTTTATTTAAAATTGTATGTGTTGCCATAGTTGAATTTTATGTTTAATTTATAATCTTTAAATATATTTAATATCTCCACCATTTTTACCCTTTCACTTCTATCTAAATCAAACAAAAAAGAATCGTAAGTATATAGTATTAATTTTGTATTAGCACCGTTTAATGTTTTAAATATTTCCCACAATATACGAATGTTATATGACGTCTCCAAGTTTTGAAGCAAATAATTTAACAACTTTTGAGGCTTCATATTATCTAATTCATCTCTTTTGAATATTTTTTTAGAGATAGGGCATTCAATGTAGCCTTGATATTGAAAAGTATCCCACAAATCATCCGTATATGCCGTTACTTTTCTAAAGAATTCCAGATCTTTATACTTATCAAATACTCCTCCGTATAGTTGTTTAAATGTTAACTCCTTAGCTTTTTGGTAATCCACCCCATACATTTTAGCAAAGGCAGCATGAATATCCTCATCACCAAAATCATAATCGACCAACTTAGCCAACAAAGTAGGATGATAAGCACCAATATCAAGCTCAAGCAAGCAATCATTACTTGCGATAAAACTGTCTCTACTACCGTCATCTTTGGGTATCGCCGCATAATTTACTCCTTTGAATTTATTACTTGGTCTTCCTGTAAGGGTTTTAAAGTTGAATTGTGTGTAGACATACTCTCCATCGACATCGTGAAAGTGCGATTGGAATTTTTCTCTATCAATTCGTAAACCACTTCGCTCCACGGCGTTGAATACCACTGAGGCTTTTGTGTTGTAAAATTCGTTGATTGGCTCATTTATTTTATCTTTTAAATCATTAAATAGGTTTTCACAATATTCATAATGTTTTACTATTGGAATAATGCGGTTTAAATCTTTTTTATCACCCATCTTGCTGTAGAAGTAAGAGTGGGTTTGTGTTGTTTCACGTATATACGTATGAGAACTAAGTGTTATGTCATAAAGAGTTTTTAAAGGAAAATAATGTAAAAATTCCTTTTTATCACGCACGTACAATGCATCATATTTTGATAATATGTGTTTTATATTGTCAATACTAGTATCAATCGTTTCGCTATGCGAAATGGGCAACATGAATCCTTTTGTGGATACTAACGGACGAATATAAACGGCACAAACTTGGTTTTGTGTGGGGTGTACGGTGTCATTATATGGAATTATTTCTACAAATGCTTCCTTATAACTACTTTGAAAAAACCTTTTTATTTGATCCTCAGATTCTACTAACCAAAACATAACTTTATTTTAACGTAATATAAGAAATAATTTGGGTTTAGCCAAATTAAAATTAAAGTTTATTACCTCATTATCCTATTAAAGCATTGGCAAGTGGAGTTCTATAATATTTTAACCAATTACCTCTTAAAAATTCATTTAACCCTATTACTTTATTTCTTCTTTCTGCTAATATTATAATATTTTTATTAGTAGTAGCTACGTAATTTTCACTTCCTACTAAAGCCCATTGTAAAGTTACTAATTTGTAAGGTTGCCACAACCATTCTCCGCTTCTACTTTCAAGTTTATCAAAGGTATCTGATGATATTTCAAGCCAAATTGGTTGGTTTGTTTTAACACAGAAATATCTAGTAAAACTACCAACTTTATAGTCTTCTTCTGTTGGAGAAGGATATTCCTGTGTGGGCATATTTATTAAGGTAGATTTAGATAAATCCACTTTTTGTAAAGTAGCATATTTTACTACCATACTTTCTGAGTATCCGGGTGTGTTAATATCTTCAAATATAGTAGGTGCATCACTATAAGCTATTGAATTTTGAGGTTGCTCAACAATAGGAATTGAATTTATATCTTCTATTAATTCTAATTCTTCATTAGGTGGGTCATTTTGGGTTTTACCTGTAAAGTATTTACCTTCAAAGGTTTTGTAGTAAAATCCCGTATAAACTTCTTTATTTGATTTATATACTAATGAGTTATCATTACTATATTGATTGGTTAATATTCTACTTTTTGGTATATACATAATTATTCTGCGGGTGCTGTAAATATTAAATATGTCCAATTATCTCCTACTCTAGATCTATATGGGAAATCTGTATTATAATTTGATCTTGTTGATGTTGTCCACCCAACAGAGTTAATAGTCCCTACATAAACTTGCGTGTGACCATATTTTACATGGGATTCTTGTGTAGGACCATTATTACAATAGTATGCTACAACATCCCCATAACCCCAAGTACGGGTAGCTAAGTCATTTAATAGTTGTGTTTTAGTAACAACAGATTGGGTTTTAGTATATCCTAAGGCTGTTAAATTATTATAATATTCTTGGTTATTGTTAGCATTACCCCCTGCTGCTAATTGTCTTTTTTCTGGGTTGTTATCTCGTAAATATCTCATGTAATTTAAAGCTAAATTATAAGAATATCTAGCACACATCCCACTTATTTCTCCATCTCTACTAAATACATAATTGTAAGAGGCTTGCATAGCATTAAACCTTTCAACTGATTCTGGATCATCAGATGCTGGTGCCTCATTTGTTGATAAAGGTAATGCATCGCCTTGGGCTGATGATTGTTGTGTTGTTTGTGATGATACTAATTGTTTTGGTCTTGCGGGAGCTCCTAAAGTTTCGGCTGCTACACTTTGAGTTGTTACCTCTGTAATCCAAGATGATGTGTCTATTTTATGATTTATACCCGTAATTTGTAAATCAACCCCATCATTAGTATATGTGGGTGGTAAAATGTCATCAGTCATTAAAAATTTCTGATATAATTTCATACCTGAAAGTCCATCCATTTCAAGTTGGAAGTTAAATGGTAAAAAGAAAGGAGCTTGTATTTGGTTATCTTTAGTTAATTTTCCTACTAATAAAGAAGCATGAGTTTTATTGTGGCTTACTAGAGAACCTATGTTATCATTTAAAAATTTTAAACTTGCATCCCCATAAATTTTTAAAAATAAACTTGCACCTTCTTCATTAGTTGCATTTATATTATCATCAAAATTAGTTTTTATTGTTACTTCATCTACTTCATCTTCATTAGTTGGTGTTTTTTTAGGGTAAATGCTTTCTTTTACTTTTATAATCCTATCTGCTAACCCCATATTATAATTTGAAAACGAAGTTGCATTTTCAGATAATTGATTTCCATTACTTTGGGCCCCAATAGATATCATAGTAGCAAAATTTGAAGGAATTGAAGCATTTAAACTTACATTTCTAATAAAACTTCCCTCAACTCCAGGTTTTACACCATACACATTAAATCTAGTATATTCACTTGTTGGGGTATCTGGTGTTCTTCTTTGGGGGATATTTTCATTAAATATTAATTTTAAACCATCATCGGATAATTTGATTTTAAATTCATTTATATCTCCCAATGCTGTTATTAATCCATTATTAATACTTTTAAGATAATTAATAACATTAATATTACCTTTTTCATCAGAGGCATCTACTAAACAAGTAGCTAAAAAATTAACATTTACCATAATGTTACCTACTCTACCTAAATAAGTTTGATATTCCCAAGCTGTTGCAGAAACAACTTCATTAATTTTTGTTTGGGGTAGAGTTACACCTTCTCCTATGTTAGTATTTGAATAAGGAATTATACATATTCTAGGATCTGCTGAAAATTGTCCTGGTACTTTAAATATTACATTTTCATCTTTATCGAGGTTTTTAAAATCCATATCAAAAACAACTAAAGGTGTATCAGTACTATTATCATATAATAGAATTTTTGATTGTAAATAAGCTAAAAAAGCTCCATATTTTATATAAACTTGGGGTGATTGGTTTTCTTCTATATCTGCGGTTGTGCCGGGAATTGTAAGTAGTCCTTTAGAAAATGTTAAAGATGATTGGGTTTCAGGTTTTCCACTTTCATCTATACCTCTATAATCTACAAGTTCATAATCTAAAAGTTGTAATTGAGGATCTGAAACTTGAGCAGCTTGGTATATACCATATAATTCTCTATTTACTATTGTTTTATTTGCATTTGCTACTAATGGGGGTTGTTGTGTGGGGTCTGGATCTGATGTCCATAATTTTTTCCACCATCCCCTTGTATCTGTTTTAATTTCTATTAAAGAAGGGTCTGTAATATTACATTTTAGGGCTGAAATAACATCTCCTAAGGATGTTAATTGGACTTGACAATCATAACTACCATCACTATTAAACTGCCAATTAAAATTACTTATCTGACCAAAAAAAGCTTCATAGTTATAATCATATGTTTCTCTAGCCGTTTTAATAGATTGATAAATTTCGTATTGGTTTGTTCCTTCATCGGGTGAAAGAAATTTAGACATAGGTTCTGTTAAGAAACTATCCATAGATTTTAGATTTTGTTCATTATCTAACCATACAGAATGTCCAAATTCCATTAATAAAGTATATCCTGGTCTTAAATAGAGTATATCAATTAATTGAAATTGAGCCTTACTGAAGCATTTTATATTAATGTTACACTTAGCTAAAGCTCCATTATTATAATATGTTACATCGGCTGTTGTAATACCAGGCATAGGAACATATCCTCTTTCTGATGTACCTCCCCACCCATAAGCACCATTAAAAACGCTATTACCATCATTTAAACCAAATTTTAATTTTCCTGGGTTTGACCCTTCATCAAAATCTGCTGACATTACTCCTCCTTGAAGTATTATATTTTTTGCTAAGTAATACCCATCCCATGTATCTACAGGATATCCTAGATTTTTTAACTGTTTAGGTACTCCTTTTAGGGGGTTATAAAATTCTAAATCAACTGAACTTGCTAGCCTTAAAAATGGGGTTTTTGTATTATAATATTGAAGATCTTTAGAAGGAATATTAGTATATTTTCCTAAAGATTTTTGTCTTGTTTCTATTTGAGTTTTTACACCTTGATCAAAAGGGGTTCCTGTAAATGATTGACCCATAACTTTTACCTATTTAATATATTATAACTATCTACTATTTGGACTATATTTGTTGGGATTCTTATTTGGGCACCTGGGTCTAAAAATAAGGAGCCCATATTAATCTTATTTGGGTTTGCTATAGATATTACCCAATATAAGGTAACATCATTATAAAATTGAAATGCTAATG